CCAGGGGGATGAGGGACCCCCCGCCCCACGAGACGCCGTGCCTCTTACGAGTGTTTGCCCTGCCGGAGCCTGGCCGGGGATGCCTAACCGCTACAGCAGACCAAGCCAAAAGAGCCATGACTGACCTGGATACCCGGCCAGTCATGGCTCAAATCTAACACACTTTCCGGGTTAACGCAACTGGCGGTCCGGAGCCGGGGGAAATCGCCCGGCCGCAGGTATTGACGTGCTACCTGAAGATGTGCTACAATTAGAACAGATGTTCGGGTGGCAAACCGGCGCATCAGCAAACCAACACCATCTCCCACCAGAAGTGCCCCGTACGGGGTACAAGGCGGGAACAGGATGCCAGCTGTGCAACCGTCATTTGTCATCCGAACTCTCTTTTTCAAAGTGGCCCAGGTCGCCCCGCCACCCGGCGGCCCGGGCCACTCCCCCGTTGAACGCACCGCCGTGAACCGGCGGTGCTGGAGGGCTGAACCAGCACCGGCTCTTCAGGCCGGTGCGACCTCCTTGCGGTGTAACAGCATTGAACTGAGGAGAGCACGCCTATGGATGGTAGAAGCCTGACCACCCCGACTGGTTCGGGGCCCGCCGCAGCCGTGCTGCTGATCGCGCTGCTGGGCTACCTGGTGTTTCTGGAGGTCGTGTCGTATGTCATCGCCCAACGTCATTCCGTGCACGGCCACCCGGCGTGACGGCCGGCCGTGCCGCGGGCGCGCCGTGCGCGGCTCTGACCCGCCCCGCTGCCCGGCCCACGCTACGGCGCCCTCGCCCCGCCCTGGGCGGGATGCGCCGGATGACCCAGCCGTGACCCCCAGGCCCCCTGGAGGGGGCAGGCTGGCGACCATTGACGACCTGATCCAGGACGCGCTGGCCAAGCAGGCCCGCCTGTCGGCGCTGCTCGACGCGTGCCAGCGTCTGGCAACGGACGCCCCGGCCGATGCCGCGGGGCTGGCCCGCTTGTTCAGCCTGCACAGCCAGAACGCGGCGCGCCTGGGCCGCCTGTTGCGCGACCGGCGCGCCTTGTCGGGAGAATCGGCTGACGGCCTGCTGGAAGCGCTCGGCAAAGCATTGGACGAGCTGGGCACCGAGTTGGGGGTGAAGCTGTGACCGGACAAGACCGCTTTCGACGCGCCCTGAAGCGCCTGAGCCAGCGGACAGGGCACGAGCCCCTGCCGGATCAAGGCGAGCTGCCCAAGGCGAGCTCAGCCTGGGAAGCGTGGATGGAGTACCGGTTGGAGCGGATCGAGACCCAACAGACCTGGCTGAGCCGGGTGATCCTGGGGGCGTTGGCGATGCAGGTGGGGCTGCAGGTGTTGGGAATGCTCAGATGATCCACAAGTTGAAGAGGGTGCTGACCTCCATCGATCTTTTCTCCAGGCTCATCCTGCAACTGCCGCTGCGCGCCTACCAGGTCACGCCCGCCGACGCGGTGATCGAAGCCTGCCTGCACGGGAGCGGCCTGGAATTCCTGTGGGTGTTCCCCCGCCAGTCGGGCAAGGACGAGGCCATCGCTCAGCTGTGCGTTTTCCTGTTGACGCTGTTCCAGCGGGTGGAGGTCAGCATCGTGCACGTCTACCCCACCGCCCAACAGGCTGAGACCGGCATTGCCCGGCTGGAGCGCCGCCTGGCCAACCGCCTGACGGGCCGCGCCGGTTGGGCCAGGAGCCAGCCCACCCGGCGCGGCCTGGGCAAGGCCCAGGTAGCCTTCTTCTCCGGGCACCCCCAGGCGCGCGCCGAGGGCGCCACCGCCAACCTGCTCCTGATCGTGAACGAGGTGCAGGACCAACTGGAGCCGATCGTCGAGCGCCGGTTCACGCCCATGCGCGCCTCGACCAACGCCAGCGCGCTCTACGTCGGTACCGTCCGCACCACGGCCGACTACCTGTGGCGCGTCAAGACCCGTCTGGAAGCGCTGCAAACATCCGACGGCGTGCAGCGCGTGTTCATGGTCACGCCCGACCAGATCGGCGCCGAAAACCCCCACTACGCCGCCTTCGTCGCCGGGCAGGTGCGCCTCAAAGGGCGCCACCATCCGTCGGTGAAGACCGAGCTATTCAACGAGCCGTTGGACGCCGCCCAGGGCCTGTTCCCAGAGCGGCGGCGCGCCCTGATGCAGGGCAGCCACCCCCGCCTGGTCGCCCCCATCGCCGGCGAAGTGTACGTGGCCGCAATTGACGTGGGCGGCCAGGACGAAGCGGCAACTGAGCCCGGCGGCGACCCGGCGGCCGGACCCCGACCGGGCCGGGACGCGCTCGACAACCCGGCCAGAGATTACACCGTGTGCAGCATCGCCCGAGTCGCAGGGGCAGGCCCCCCCGGCCCGACCGGGGCGGGCGAGTCATTCGCCGGTGCGCTCGGCCCACGCTACGAAGTGGTTGACGTGTTCGTCGATCACGGCTCACGCCATTTTCGGGATGCCCCCGGCCGGCCGGCGTTGTTCAGCCGCCTGCTGGCCTACCTGGCCCACTGGCGGGTGGCCGCCTGTGTGTGCGATTCCAGCGGGGTCGGCCAGGGACTGGCCGATGCGTTGAGCCGGGTCAGCCAACGCCCCGTCCTCGCCTATGACTTCGCCGGTACCGGCAAGAAAGCCCGGCTGGGCAATGACTTCCTGGCGCTGATCGAAACCGGACGCTTCAAATACTGGAGTCAGGAGTACGAAGTGCCCCGTACGGGGTACGAAGCAGGGAGTAAGCACCAACCGTCCCCCCCGCTTCCTACTCCTCAGTCCTCACCCCCGTCCATCGACGCCTGGTGGTTTTTTGAGCAGTGCCGCTTCTGCAGCTACCAGCTGGCCGACGGCCAGTCGATCGAGCGCGGCCTGCGTTGGGGGGTGCCGGCGACCGCCCGCACCACCACGCCGGATGGGGCGACGGTGCCGGTTCACGACGACCGCCTGCTCAGCGCGGCCCTTCTGGCGGAACTGGAGCGAGCTCGACGCAGCGGCGAAGTCTTTCTCTCCGCCGGCCACTCCACCGTCATCACCACGCCGCGCGCCCAAAAGGAGGACTGGACATGAGGCAAATGACAAAGGACAAATGGCAAATGGCAATCGATAGGGACAAATTTGAGATTTGATTTTTTAGATTTGGAATTTGAGGTATGATATGAACCTCTGGCAACGCATCCGCAACACATTCACGCCGGCCACACTGACCAGCCCCAACACCCGCGTTACCGACCAAGGGGCCTGGACAGGAGTCCTACTCGACGCCGGCACCGGCCCCGCCGACCGGCCCTGGAGTCAACTCGCCACCGACCTGGACGACGCCCTGGAAGCCTGGCGCAAGAACTTCCTAATCCGCCAGATCGTGCGCCTCACCACCGCCTACGTGGTCGGCGACGGCATCACCCTCAAGGCCGGCCACCCCTACGTGACCACGTTCCTGCCCGAGTTCTGGAACCACCGCCAAAACCACATCAGCCGCCGCCTCTCCGCCTGGTGCGATGAGCTGACCCGCTCCGGCGAGCTCTTTATCGCCCTGTTCACCAACGCCGCCGACGGCATGAGCTACGTGCGCGCCGTCCCCGCCCGCTCCATCGAACGCGTCGAGACCGACCCCGAAGACTACGAGAAGGAGCTGTACTACTACGAACGCGTCCAGAACCAAATCGAGCTCAAGAAGTGGCCCTCTCCCCTGACCGCCACCCTTACTCCTTACTCCCTACTCCCTACTCCCGTCCTCTTGCATTTCGCCGTCAACCAACCCGTCGGCGCCACCCGCGGCGAGTCCGACCTGACGCCGATCTTACCCTGGGCACGCCGCTACACCGAATGGCTCAAGGATCGCATCCGCTTCAACCGGGTACGCACCGAAATGGCAGCAGCCTGGATCAAGATCGCCGACGACTCGCAGCTCGAACGCAAGCGCCGCCAATACGAACAGAACCCACCCACCGGGGGTAACATCTTCGTCACCGGCCCCGCCGAGGAACTCAGCTTCCCATCGGCCAACATCGCCGCCGGCGACGCCTCGCCCGACGGCCTGGCGCTACGCCTGGCCATCGCTGCCGGCGCCGACATTCCCTTGCACTACCTGGGCGAGGGCCAGACCGCCACCCGCACCACCGCCGAGGCCATGGGCGACCCCACCCGCCGCCACTACCGCATGCGCCAACTTGACTTCGCCGCCATGCTCTGCTCGCTCGCCGAGCAGGCCTACCTCCGCCGCTGCGAAGTCCTCGGCGTACACCGCACCTTCGACGTCCAGATCGAAGCGGATATGCCCGACGTGTCCCGGGAGGACAACACCACCCTGGCCACCGCCGCCAACACCATTGTCCAGGCGTTCTCTACCATGGCCGGCCACGGCTGGATCGACGACGAGACCGCCGTCCGCCTGGCCTTCAAGTTTGCCGGCGAGGTCCTCACCGACGAGCAGATCAAGGACATCCTGGCCAAACCCGTCAACATCCTACTCCTGCCCCAAGCACCGCCGCAGCCCCCACCACCCGCCAAGTCACCGGTACCTTCGGCGGCACCCGCCAACAGAAAGGACACACCATGACCGAAGAAACCACCAACCAAACACAAATCGCCGATTGGCAACCCCTGCACCTGACCGCCACCACCCACCGCCACACGTACCTGGCCACCTTCATCCAGACCGGACCAGTCAAAGCCCGCGACGGCAGCTACACCAACTGGCATATCTCACCCACCGCCCTCAAAGGCGCCGTCGACGCCCACCTGCTCGACAGCCGAGCCGTCTTCGTCGACCACCCGGAGGAAGGGTTCTTATCGGACGGCTACCCAAGCATCCGCAACCTGGTAGGCGTCACCACCGGCGCCTACTGGAACGAACTCACCCAATCCATCGACGGCGTCATCCGCCTCTACGACCACGCCGAGGGCCAGTGGGCCGCCGCACTCATCGACGAGCTGATCGCCGACCAGAACGCCGGCCGGCCAACACCCGACGTCGGCCTGTCCATCGTCTTCTTTGGCACCCACGTCAGCGAAAAAGTCAACGGCAAACCCCAACGCACCACCGTGGCTATCAACCACGTCGAATCCTGTGACCTGGTCTTCGGCCCGGCCGCCAACGGCCGCATCCGCCAGGCACTATCCACACACGGCAAGGGAGGAAACCCAATGACCGAAGAACGCAGTGACTACACCCCGACCGGGTCGGGGTACACGGTTGGGCCGGTAGTCATCCCACCAGCCCCGACCAGGTCGGGGCCAGCAACCCAACCACCCACCACCACCGACCCACCGAGCGCCGACGTCGCCGCCGCCAACCTGGTCAGCCAGGTGGCCCAACTCCGCCAGGAAGTCGAACGCCTGCAGGCCGTCAAGGTCTCCGCACTCGGCGAGGAAGTCAGCCGGCTGCGCACCGCCCTCGGCCAGCAGGTCGAGCCCACCGTCGTCACCGGCATGGGATCACCACCCATCCCCTCCCGTAAAGACCGCCTGAACCCCGACCGGGTCGGGGTGAACGGCATGTGGACCGGCCTGGACCGCCTCACCGCCGCCTACGAGCACCTGATGGGTCTGCCGGCCCGCGGTGACTTCGAACGCCTGACCGGGATCCGCGAGCTCTACACCCTCCTGACCGGCGACCGCACCCTGACCGGACGGTTCAACCCAACCCTGGCCATGCTCGCCTACGACAGCGGCGGCAACAACGCCGATACCACCAGCATGGCCGAGATCACCCGCAACGTCATGAACAAGGTCATGATCCAGCAGATCGACCTGCTCCAGGACTACCGCTGGTGGGAACGCATCGCCTACATCGAGGACTTCAACACCCTCCAGCAAATCTCGTGGGTGCGCATCGGCGGCATCGGCGACCTGCCCACCGTGGCCGAAAAAGCTGAGTACACCCAACTTCTGTGGGACGACGCCCGCATCACCGCCGATTGGATCAAGAAGGGAGGGTACCTGCCGTGCTCACTGGAAATGATCGACCGGGACGACGTTTCCGCCTGGCGCCAGGTGCCCCGCTCGCTTGCCACCGCTGCTATTGTCACCTTGTCCGCCGCGGTGTCCGCCCTGTTCACCGACAACGCCGGCGTTGGCCCAAGCATTACGACCGAGGGATCGACCGCCAACGCATTCTCCGCTACCTGGGGCAACTTGATTACCCAACCCCTTGACTACACCAACTGGCAAACCGCCGTCGAGACCATGTACAAGCTCGGCCAATTCAACGTCGCCACACGGCGCATCACCGCCCGACCCAAGTACATCCTGGTACCCGTCGAACTCGAAGCCCAGGCCATCAGCGTGGTGACCTCAGAGCGCCGGCCCGGTACCAACTTCAACGACCGAGTCCCAACCAAACGCATGCTCCCGGAAGAAAACGTGATCACCGTCCCCCACTGGACAGACGCCGACAACTGGGCCGCCCTCGCCGACCCCAACCTTATCCCGTTCGCCGGCATCGGCTTCCGCTACGGACGCTCGCCCGAACTGTTCACCGCCAGCGACCCCAACACGTTCCTGCTGTTCACCAACGACGTGCTGCCCATCAAGGTGCGCTGGCTGTATGCCGTGTCGGTCATCGACCCCCGCGGCGCCATCAAGAGCAACTGCTAAAAGGGGAAACCAATGACACACAAAACAAGAACCCACCTGGCCCTACAGATCACCCTGGCGCTCTTCTTCATCCTCCTGGTATGGGCCATCCTCGTCACCAGCCCCAACGACCACGCCGGCGCCGCACCACCCGCCGGCCCCACACCCATAGCCAACCTGGTGCAGTCCGACAGCGCCCTCAACGTCACGTTCTACGGTCCGCTCTCCATAACCGCCAACACCAACACATCCGGCATGCAACTCGGCAACTACGAACTGCTCGACCTGCAATACCTGGTCGTAATGACCACCACACCACCCAACACCAGCGGCATCACCATCCAGTTCAGCAACGACAACACCAACTGGGTGAGCGGACCGCAGATCAGCGGCGCCATGGTCGCCGCCAGCAACGGCGACCTGCAACGCCTGGGTAACTTCGGGCGCTACACCCGCTTCGCCATCACTCAAACCAACACCGCACCCATCACGGTGACCATCATCGGACTGGCCAAGTAATCCCGACAAAGTCGGGACTGATTCCAAACAAAGGGGAACCCGCTACGCCCCCTTTCATAGCCTGGCCGGCCGCATGTGGCCGGCCGGCCAGGCGCAACCACCAGACCCCGACTCGGTCGGGGCAAGGAGACACCCATGGA